CGATAGCAGGGACTTTTCAAAATACCCTGACTACACAGGCGGATCTTAACGAAACTTCATTAGAACAAGCCCTAATAGATATCGCAGGGATGACTGATGAAAGAGGTCTTAGAGTTGCAGCAAGAGCAGTTAAAATGGTCGTTCCTTCAGAGAACCAGTTTAATGCTGACAGACTTATGAAGTCTCAAGGCAGAACTGGAACAGCTGACAACGATATCAATGCAATCGTATCTATGGGTATGGTTCCTCAAGGTTATAGAGTGAACAATTACCTAACAGATTCTGATTCTTGGTATCTGATGACAGATGTACCTAATGGAATGAAGTATTTTAACAGAGCTCCATTAACAACTGCAATGGAAGGTGATTTCGATACTGGCAACGTTAGATACAAAGCTAGAGAAAGATACGTTTTTGGCGTATCAGACCCTAGAGGTATCTTTGGTTGTGAAGGTGCGTAATTAACTTAATTTATGTGGCGGCCTTAAAACCGCCACATTCAATATATAAATGGTGAGAATATGAGAAAATTCCTAGTAAAAATACATGCATATCAATACAGCACAGAATTTGAAGTTCTGGCTGAAGATAATGTTAAATCTATTGAAAATTCAATAGTTGACAAGCTGGGAGATAAGAGTATAAAGTGGGAGTATCTTGGAGAAATGAATGATCCCAAGATAAATAGAATAACCTATGAGGAGGTTATAAATGATGCAAACACATCTAACAGACCTTTACAAACAGAAGAAGGTACTGGATCTAGAATGGGAGCAGGAGCATCTTAATGAGGGTAGATATACTCTCAATATGGTTAGAATTGACCGAAAAGTTAGAGAAGTTCTAAGTCATATAAAAATGGCAGAAGCTAAAAAAGCTCATTTGCAAAATAAGATAGACGAAGCTGCCCCCGAAGTTTCTGTAGCTACTTAGTAAAAAGCTACATCGTTGGAAAAATTCAATCCACATTACACACCCTCTTGCACTCTACTTAAAACTACTGTATAAATACCCCACTAAGATTAATTAAACATAAATTGGTTATTCTTTTCTTAGTAAGAATAACTGGCGCTAGGAGGCGCTGATTATATGACAACACACTTTTCAACAGGCGTAACAAACGTTAGAGGAAAATCAGGTGGAACATCTTTATTTAGTGGAATTAGACAACCACTTATTACTGGTGGTACTACTCCACAAGAATGGGCATTCCAAGATGACTTTGTTAAGTTTTCACAAGTAACGACTGCACCATGGACTATAACAGATCCAGGTGGAAGTTCTTACATGTTAGCTCAATATCCGCAAGGATGGTTAAGAATGGGTGATGCTAGTCCATCTGCATCAGACATTGCGATAGCTGCATCAGAAGATGTTTTTCAATATCATTCATTAAAACAATGGTGGTTTGAAACTTCAATTGCGGTTACTGATGTTACTGAACTTAACACTTACGTTGGTTTTGCGGCTAATGCTTATGCTAACCCAAATGCAGTACCAGATGATGGTATTGGATTCTCTCATTTAGAAGATACAACTACAATTCAGTTTATATCTAGAAAAAATGGGGCAGGAACATCTTTCACTATGTTAGATTCAGCTGCGGGAAGTAATTATACTTTTGCTGATTCGACTGTAACTACACAGTCAGCAACTGCATACAACATGCCTGATAACAATGTTAGATTGGGATTTTTATTCCAACCAGCAGGAACTGAGTTAAATCAGACATCAGCACAATATAAACTTTTCCTAAATGGAAATATTGTCGGAACACAAGCAGCAACAACTGTTCCTGACGATTTACTTATGGAAATGAAGATGATGACTGAAAGTAAAGGAACTGTAGCTAACGATCTTTTTGTTGACTACGTTCAAACTATACAACAAAGATAATAATATTAATCTGGGCTCCTACGGGAGCCTAGGTTTAATAGGAGATAATAAATGCCAAATGTAACAAGTATAAAGTCACAACAATTCATTTTTGCAACTGACGATGATGCTGTTTCGGTTTCTGCGGCTGCTACAAGTTTAGCTATTTTAAATGGTGGTCCATGGGCAAATGCTCAACAGATTACTTTAAAATCTAGTGCTGATAATTCAGGTATTACTTTTACGGTAGTTGGAACAGATGCTAATGGAGATGCACAAACAAGTGCCGCAACTACTGGACCAGGAGCAGGTGCAACAGTAACTGTAGCTGGAACATGGAAAAGCGTCACAAGTATTACAGCAAGTGGATCTATTACAACTGATATTCAAGCTGGTTTAAAGAGCGGTGCAACAAGTGGAACTTTTTATGCTGGAAGAACTAGAATTAGAGGAATGACTGGTGTAGGTGCTGGAGCTGGAATTGTATTTTTTAAAAATGCTTCAACAACTGGAGTGACTCAATTAGCTTTAGATGTAAAAGACGATACTATCGATCCTTATATTCCAGATAACGGAATTATGTGTGCTGATGGAGCGTATTTTCAAATAACAGGAACTAGTCCAACAGGATTGACAGTATTCTACGACGGATAGGAGATTAAATGGCAATTTCAACAACGGCCACTTTTGAATCTACCTTTTCAATTGACGAAGTCATCGAAGATGCTTACGAGAGATGCGGTCAACAAAACGTTACTGGTTATCAATTAAAAGCAGCTAGACGATCTTTAAACATTCTTTTTCAAGAATGGGGTAATAGAGGTATTCATTATTGGGAAGTAGGAAACACTAACTTAGACCTTGTGGAAGGACAAGCTGAGTATATCTTTTATAGATCAGCTGGTGATGGCACAAGTGCTACTACTTCTCCAACTAATGGTCTTTATGGTTTTTCAGATATAACTGAAGCTAGTTATAGACAAAATTATTCAACACCAACTGCTTCTACAGATCAATCAGATTTACCATTAACAAAAATTTCTAGAGCAACGTATGCAGCATTTTCAAATAAAGCTGTTAAAGGAACTCCGAGTCAATTCTGGGTTCAAAGATTCATAGACAAAACTACAGTTACTATTTATCCAACACCAGATTCAACAGCAGCTTCAAATTATATCAATTTATATTATGTTAGTAGAGTTAAAGATGCAGGAGCTTATACTAATGTTGGTGATATACCATATAGATTTGTACCAGCAATGGTTGCAGGTCTAGCTTTTTATCTTGCACAAAAATGGGCATTAGATAGAGTACAACAATTAAAATTATTTTATGAAGATGAACTTGCAAGAGCTTTACAAGAAGATGGTTCACCTTCTAGTACTTATATTTCACCCAAAACTTATTACCCGGGGGCATAATGGGAAAGTTTGCTAATGGTAAATACGCACAATTCATTTCAGATAGATCTGGTATGGCTTTTCCATATTTAGAAATGGTTAGAGAATGGACAGGTGCAAGAGTTCATATTTCAGAGTATGAACCTAAACAACCACAAGTCGATCCAAGACCACATGGTGCAGATGCACAAGCTCTACCAAATGCAAGACCAAGAAGTCCAGCGGTACCAACTGCAAGTCCGTTAGACAATGTTCCATTTGTTACAGACGGAACTACAACTTTAAAAGTTTATCAACAAAATAATGAAAGACAAACAGGTGATGCTGTAAGATTTACACAAGTTAAAGAAGCCGTGGGCGGTGTTCCAATTACAGCTTTAGAATTAGACACTACTTTAAATGGAGCGGTTAATGCAACAGCGACTACAATTACTTTAACAGATGCAACATACTTTCCGACTTCAGGATATTTTGTGATTCAATCTGTTAATGCCGATACAGGATTATATGATAGTGAAACTATTCAATACACAGGTAAAGCAGGAAATGATTTAACAGGATGTACAAGAGGCACAGCTTCTCCAACTAGAGGAAGTACACCTTCTTCTACAACAGCAGTAGCTCATTCTTCTGGTGACAAAGTTTTTGGATCGTATATAATAGGACGAGTTGTTGAAACTGTTCCATATCCCGGAGAACCATCAACTAGAACTGTAAGTAATTATTTTACTTTAACTTTAGTTAATGCGGCAACTTCAACAGCTAAAGGAGGCGGAGCATTTGTTTTTGGTGGACCACCAAATCAAACTAATCAATATCCGAGATAATTATGGCATATACTATAGACAATTTAAGAGCTGATATTAGAAATCATACTGAGGTTAGTAGCACAGTATTGACAGATTCTATCTTAGATGGATTAATTGTAAATGCAGAAAACAAAATATATAGATCTGCAGACAACGATGACAACAGATTTTATGATACTTCAAACTTAGTTATTGGAAATAGGTATATGAATATTCCAGCTGATTTAAGAATTATTAGATATGTTCAGCTAAAAGACACTACTGTGACGCCAAACATTCAAATTTTTTTAGAAAAAAAAGACCCATCTTATATGGCTTCTTATTATGATACTCCTAGCACTCAATCAGGAATTCCTAAATATTATGCTAATTGGGACGCTAATTATTGGGTTGTCGCACCTACTCCCAATGCTGCTTATGAGATTACTATGGCTTATGTTAAACAGCCACAAAGCTTAACTACGGTTTCACCAAGTTCTACTGGAACATATTTATCAAATAAATATCAAGATTTGCTTTTATATGGTTCTCTGATAAATACATATGGGTACTTGAAAGGACCAGCAGATATGGTACAATACTATCAGCAGCAATTTAATGATGCTTTACAAACGTATGCGATTGAACAACAAGGTCGAAGACGTAGGGACGAATACCAAGATGGAGTTATTCGTACACCTCTTAAATCACCGAGTCCATCAGATTATTAAGGAGATAAATAAATATGGCAAATGTAATACCTTTCTCTTTTAGAGGTGCTTTATTTTCAGGCAATCATGATTTTGCGTCTGGAGGAAATACTTTTAAATTAGCTTTGTATACAGCTGGATCTGGTGCACCGTATTCTACTGGCTCAACAGTTTACACTTCAGGAACTGCGAATCAAGTAGGAACGTCTGGAACTGGATATTCTACAGGTGGAAATACTTTAACTTCACAAGCAGTAGCAAGTGGAAGTGCAGTTGCATCTGTGGACTTTGCAGATTCCGAATGGACATCTGCTACTTTTACTGCAGCTTATGGAGTAATTTATAATAGTTCAACAGTAGATAGTACAGCTGATAGATTAGTTGTTGTGTTAGATTTTGGAGGAAACAAAACTTGTACTAATGGTACATTTAAAGTTACTTTCCCTGATCCGGCTACACCAAGTAATGCTATTTTAAGTATGAGTTAATAGGAGATAGAAAATGGCTTTAGTAATAAATGATAGAGTTAAAGAAACTAGTACAACAACTGGTACAGGTGCAATGGCACTAGCAGGAGTTGTGTCTGGTTTTGAAACTTTTGCAGCAGGCATTGGTAATAATAATGAAACTTACTATGCAATTTTTAATACTGGTACAACTCAATGGGAAGTTGGAAGAGGAACTTTAGATGGCACAAGTGCAAACCTTGCACGAACAGAAGTTATCTCTAGTTCTAATTCAGATGCAGCAGTAAATTTTACTTCAGGCACTAAAGACGTTTTTTGTACAATGCCCGCTAGTAAAACAGTTTATTTAGATGCAAGCGGAAACCCGGTGGGAGCAGCGTCAGCTGGCTTTGCTTTAGCAATGGCCGTGGCGTTATAAATAGGAAAAAAATATGGCACAAGATTTTAGAAACGAATTGCACCGAGTAATTGGAACAGGCGATACTGGTATCTTAACTGCAGGAAATTATGATGCAGTCATAGGAATTAGATGCTGTAATGTTTTAACAACAACAATTAAAGTTGATGTTAAAATTGCAAAAGGAGGAGCCGACTACTTTTTAGCAAAAGGAGTTGTGATTCCACCAAATTCAGCTATCGAATTGATCCAAGGCGGAGCAAAGATTGTTTTAGCAAGTGGTGATGTATTAGAAGCAGTTAGTGATACAGCAAGTTCACTAGATGTTTGCGTTTCATACATTGACACAATTAGCTCGTAGGAGGAATTATGACGGCAGTAGTAAATGGAATCCAATATATTGGAGGGCAGTATAGCCCTAATGAATTTATACCTAATCAAGCGGCAACGATTGATGGGACTCAAACTGTTGAGAATGCAGTTCTTGCAGGCCCAATAACTATTCCGGCAACAATAACAGTAACAGGGACGTTGGTAATAGTTTAATGAGTAAAATAGAAGTAAATACAGTTGCACCACAATGCGGAACTACTTTAACACTAGGTGAATCAGGTGATACAGTAACTCTAGGAACAGGAGCTAGTCAATCTGGTTTTGGAAGAACAGGAACAGTAGACTGGCAGACAACTCCCAAAACTTCTACATTTACAGCAGTAAATGGTGAGGGTTATTTTTGTAATACAGGAGGTGGCGCTTTTACAGTTAATTTACCAGCAGGAAGTGTTGGTGCAATTGTTTCAATACAAGATTATAATAATACATTTGATACAGCTAATTTAACAGTTGATCCAAATGGTTCAGAAAAAATTAATGGTGGGGTAGCAGGAGGATTTGTTATTTTGTCAACTGAAGGTGAAGGTGTGACTTTAGTTTACATAGATGCAACAGTTGGCTGGAGATCAATTCATCAATCAACTTTTGCAGATACAGGTAGTAACGCATTATATGTTGCTGCAACTGGTGGTAATACTACAATCACTGAAGGAAATTTCAAAACACATATTTTTACAAGTCCAGGAACATTTTGTGTAGTTAGTGCAGGTAATGCTTGTGGTACAAACACAATAGACTATTTTGTAGTAGCAGGTGGTGGTGGAGGTGGTGGACCTTATAGAGGATCAGGTGCAGGAGCAGGTGGTTTTAGATTATCTAATTCAGTTGGTTGTTTACCAGCTCCAACTATGTCTCCTTTAGCAAATCCTACAGGTTTACCAGTTACAGCAACAGGTTATCCAGTAACCGTAGGCGCAGGTGGTGCAGGTGCTTCTGGAACCCCTCCTACCACGGGGACTACTGGTTCAAATTCAGTTTTTACAGGATCATCAACTATAACTGCTGCTGGTGGTGGCGGTGGAAAATCTTGTACTACCACTCCAGCTACAGGTGTTGCTGGCGGATCAGGTGGTGGAGCAGGTGGTTGTAGACCAGGATACCATTGTGGTGGAGCAGGAAATACACCTCCTACAAGTCCTCCTCAAGGTCAACCTGGTGGAGGTTCCCCTACTAATCCAAGTTTTGGTGGTGGCGGTGGTGGAGCAGGAGCAGCAGGTACTAGAGGCAGAGATGGGTCCGGGCCAGAACCAGCTCCAGGTAATATAGCAAGTGGTGGTGTTGGATCTTTTATAAATGATAATCTTATTGGACCTACAGCGCCAAGTTATGGACAATCAGGACCAGTTAGTAGTGTAAGATATTTTGCAGGTGGTGGAACAGGTGGAGGCTATCCTCTTGGTAGTGACCAAGCAGGTGGTGGTGGAGGTGGTGGAACAGGTGGAAGTGGACCACCATATACTGGAGGAGGTGCAGGAACAGTTAATACTGGTGGCGGTGGTGGCGGTTCTGCAGGACCACCAAACGGTGGTGGCGCAGGTGGCTCTGGTATAGTAATTATAAGGTACAAATTTCAATAAGATATGGTAAAATAAAATTATGGCATCAACAATAAAAGTAGACAACGTACAAAATCAACCCGGCACTAATATAATTAATAAGTGCGGAACAACAATTACACTTGGTCAAAGTGGAGATACAGTATCTTTAGCAAGTGGTGCTTCTCAATCAGGATTTGGAAGATCAGGTTCTGTTAATTGGGACACTTCAATTAAAACTGGTACGTTTACAGCAACTTCAGGAAACGGATATTTTTGTAATACTGCAGGCGGAGCGTTTACAGTAAATTTACCTAGTTCTCCTTCTGTTGGTGATATTGTAGCAGTCAAAGATTATTCAGGAACTTTTAGTTCAGACAATTTAACTATTGGAAGAGGCGGTTCAAATATGAATGGTGCTGCTTCTGATAGTGCAAGAAATGTAGACAATGAAAGTTTAACTTTAGTTTATGCAGACGCAACAAAAGGTTGGTTAGCAGTAGAAGAAGGAACAGGTTTTGTAGGAGAAAGTTTTATGGTTGCAACTGGTGGTACTATTGTAACTTCAGGTAATTTTAAAACACATATATTTACAGGCCCAGGAACTTTTACAGTTTGTTCTGCAGCTTCAGCAGCCCCAAACAATAGAGTAGATTATGTAGTTATTGCATCTGGCGGTGGAGGTGGAAACTTCGGTGCTGGCGGTGGAGGTGCTGGTGGTTTTAGATTATCTAATGCTGTCGGTTGTGTACCTGCTCCAACAACATCTCCGTTAGTAGCCCCTGCTAATTTACCTGTCTCAGCAACATCTTATCCAATTGTAGTCGGTGCAGGTGGAACAGCAGGAACAGGTACTAATACTCCTGGTGCTCCAAACACGGATGCTGTAAATGGACAAAAAGGCAATACTTCAAGTTTTTCAACAATAACATCTGCCGGTGGTGGAGGTGGTTCAGGTATAGTTAGTTGCTGGGCTCCTTCTCCTTTATCAGGAGGTGGTTCAGGCGGTGCAAGTAAAGGAAGTTCAACTAGTCCAGGTGATCAACCTGGAAATGCGTATCCCGTAGGAGCAGGAAATACTCCTCCGGTATCTCCACCTCAAGGAAATAATGGTGGTGGAGGTTATGATGGTAAATCCGTAAGTACAAATGGAGGCGGTGGCGGTGGCGCTGGCGCTGTAGGTACTACTACTTGTACTGCAGATACAGGTGCAACAGGCGCTATTGGAAGTTATGTTTCGGATACATTTATTGGTCCTCCAGCTCCTTCATATGGAGAGCCGGGACCAGTTGGTTCATCAAGATATTTTGCTTCTGGCGGTGGCGGTGGAACAGATGCTGGAAATGCAAGACCAGGTACAGGTGGTGCTGGTGGTATTGGTGGTGGAGGAAATGGTGGTGGAAGACCTAATAATACTGGAATAACATCAGGAACAGCTAATACCGGCGGTGGCGGCGGTGGCGGTGGAACAGGAGCACCCGCATCTCCTTCAAGTACCGGTGGCACAGGTGGTTCAGGAATTGTTATGATAAGATATAAATTTCAATAATTATGAGTGAAGTAAAAGTAAATAAAATTAGTCCAAGAACAAATTGTGGTACAACCACATTAGGAGATAGTGGAGATACATTTAGTATTCCGGCAGGTGTAACAATTTCAAATAGTGGAACTGCAACAGGTTTTGGTTCTACAGGTGAAGTATCTTGGAATACAACAAAAATTACAGCAGATCCAGGCCCAGCAGTTTCTGGTATTGGATATTTTACAGACACATCTGGAGCAGCATTTAATGTAACTTTACCACTTAACCCAAGTGCAGGTGCAGTTGTGGCTGTGGCAGATTATGCAAATACTTGGGATACAAAACATCTTACAATTGCTAGAAATGGACAAAACATTGAAGGCGCTGCCTCAAATTTTGTTTGTAATATAGAAGGTGGAGCAATTACTTTTGTTTTTGTAGACGCTACTAAAGGTTGGATTGCAACTAATTCAGGAAATACTACAGATGTTTTCGGTGAAAGATACATAACCGCTACAGGTGGTAATGCTGTTATTACGTGTGGAAATTATAAAACACATATTTTTACAGGACCAGGAACTTTTTGTGTATCTTGTGCAGGAAATTCAGCAGGTGAAGATACCGCTGATTATTTTGTTGTTGCTGCAGGAGGAGGTGGTGGTCTCGACACTTATCCAGGTTCAAGAATTGGTGGTGGAGCAGGAGCTGGAGGATTTAGAATTTCAAATTGCGCTACAAGAAGTGGTATCGCAACTCCTGTAATGTCACCACTAGTGACAACAACAGGAATTACAGTTACAGCTACAGCTTATCCAATAACAGTTGGAGCAGGAGGAACCGCTGGAACAGGAACCTCTTCACCTGGAGTTTCAGGAGGAAGAGGCAATAACTCTATTTTTAGTACAATTACATCAACAGGTGGTGGAGGTGGTGCAGGACACACTCCTGGTCCAGGAGGGCCTACTTGTGCAACTCCTGGTGGATCAGGTGGTGCTTTTCAAGGTGCCATTCCATGTGGAACAAAAGGATTAGGAAACACACCTCCTGTTAGTCCCCCTCAAGGTAATAATGCCGGTGATGGTGGACAGGCGCCTGCGTATTCTGGTGGTGGCGGCGGTGGAGCTGGAGCAGTAGGTGGAAATGCTAGCCCTGGGCCAGGACTAGGTGGAGATGGTGGTGCAGGTTCTTTTTTAGCTGATTCAGTTATAGGTCCAACCGCTCCAAGTTATGGAGAAGCAGGACCAGTAAGTAATACTAGATATTTTGCAGGTGGTGGTGGAAGTTCAGGTCCCCCAGGTCCTTCATCAGGTGGTGTTGGTGGTGGTGGAAATGGAGCTAACTCACCCACTCAAAATGGTTTAACTAATATGGGTGGTGGTGCTGGTGGAAGAAGAAACACTGGTGGAACTGCCGCTGGAACAGGTGGATCAGGTATAGTAATAATAAGATATAAATATCAATAATATTTATGTATTGTTTAACAATTAATTTTAAGATATAAGGAGAAACATTATGGCACATTTTGCAAAATTAGGATCAAACGGAAAAGTTATTACAGTATTAACACTTGATAATAAAGATATGTTAAATGCTGATGGTGTTGAAGACGAATCAGTAGGTCAACAATATTTAGAACAACACAATAATTGGCCTGCACAAATGTGGATTCAAACTTCTTACAACACATCAGGTAATACACATTCATCTGGTGATAACTCAAAAGCATTTAGAGGAAACTATGCGGGTATAGGTCATACTTGGGACGAAGATGATCAAATCTTTTGGCCTAAAAAATCATATGCATCTTGGGTAAAAAACAATTCAGAAGCTAGATGGCAATCACCAATTGGTGATGCTCCTGCATTAACTGCAGAACAAACTTCACAAAACGAAGCGGGTACTCATTCTTGGTCTTACGTCTGGAATGAAGCAAATACAACTTGGGACTTGACAGACAATAAAGCATAAATTAAAAAGGTATGTGGTATGCAAAAGAAAGTATTATCTAAAATAGATTTATATTACGGCAATGTCGATATGCCTAAAGATTGGGACATTGACCGAGATAAATTACAGCACGATATTTTAAAATCACAAGTAACAGATTCAGAATTTCCATTTTCACGAACTTGGGATATGTTAAATACTTATATGAGAGACCATATAAATTTAGAACACGGCTTTACTTTAATAAATAAAGAAACGTGGGGAAATATTTATAAACCAAAAGAAATATCTATTCCTTTATTAAATATTGATCCAGTAGATTTACGGAACTCACCAGATTATACTTTTCTTTATGGCGTAAATGTTAAAGACTGTAGTGTTAGAATACATTATGACGACAACAGACGTAAAGGAAGAAGTTGGGATATACCACTTAAAAATAATATGTTTATTATGTTTCCATCAACTAATATGTATTACTTAACTAACAATCAAAAAGATTCTTTAAACTTTATTTTAACTACAACTTATGAGTATATCTAATAAAGAGTATATGGTAGTTAATCTTTCATACATAAAAGATAATATAAGACATTTTAAAAAATATGCTCACTTAGCATATGAACGTTTTAAGTTTAGTTATAATGGTGGATCATCTACGGATTTTTATAAATATTATAATTGTATAAGTTTAGTTGTTGGATCTTTATATTATTATAAAATGTTTAAAGATGTTTTTAAAATTATTAGAAAATACTCTAATTCAAAAAAACCTCTATGGTTTCAATGCTGGTTAAATTATCATAAAGAAAATGATTTATTAAAATGGCACAATCATCCTGATGCTTTATTTCATGGATATATTTCTATTGATCCTAAAAACACTGAAACTGTTTTTAAAAACTATAGTATAAAAAATAAAATTGGAAATGTTTATATAGGACCTTCTTTAAATCAACATAAAGTTATAAGTAAAGAACCTTATAAAGATAAAAGAATTACTATAGCTTTTGATGTTATTGATGAAAAAACAATTAAAAAATTATATAAAAAATATGGAGAGGTAGATATTAATACAAGTTTTCTGCCTATATATTAATGAATATAACTAATTATTATTATTATTTTCCATCGGTGCTTACACCAAAATTTTGTGATGAAGTAATAGCTTACGCTAATCAACAAAAAGAGGTTATGGCTAGAACAGGTGGCTATGGTGATAGAAAATTAAAAAAAGAAGAAGTATTAGATTTAAAAAGAAAACGAAACTCTGATTTAGTATGGCTAAATGATACTTGGATATATAAAGAACTACATCCTTATGTGCATCAAGCTAATAGAGACG